AACTCTTTCTACATCTTGAGCAATAACACCAACTTCATTTTGTTTTTTATAACCTAGTGATTCTGCAATAGAGTTCGGTTTGTATGTAACACCACGAAGCGACATAACCTTTTCTAATGCATCTTGAATTTCTACAATGTCTTCCTTCAGACGTTCATCTGAGAAGAAAGAAGTAATAGTATTTGTTGCACGAATTTCACCAGCAGTACCAGATGCAGCAGTACCGACACCTAAAGAATCTAACTGAAGGTCAACGCTGGATAATGAATCACCTGCAGTAAATGTACCACTACCAGTTCTATAAACTATTCCAGTAGAAGTTAATGCAGCTAAAGCTGCTAAATCTGCGTCATACGCTTGAACATCAGTACCAATCGTTAAACCTAAGTTGGTTCTTGCACCAGAAGCATTTGAAGCACCAGTGCCACCATCGGCGATAGCTAAGTCTGTGATACCAGTAATGGAACCACCAGTGATTGTAACTGAGTTAGATGCTTGAGTCGCAATAGTACCTAAACCAAGATTGGTTCTAGCCGTAGATGCCGATGCTACATCGCTAAGATTATTACTAGTCTCAAGTTTATTGTTATTTAAATTGATAAAATTTGTATCAATTTCGGCATTTGTTAGAGGAGCATTTTTTCTGGTTACACCTTGAACCCCAGTAGTACCTGTCTGCCTAGTTGTAATTGAAGCCATTTTCTGGTTATTCCTGTTGGTTTACAATTTATTTATTGTTTAAGCGATTTAATTCTTCTTTAATTTCTTTGATCGCTTCAACGATTAAAGGTACTATTCTTGAATAATCTACTGTAAGATATTGTGCATCGATTGGTGCAGGGTGTATAACTTCTGGTAATACTGCTTGAACTTGTTGAGCAGAAACACCGACTTGTCGTTCTTTTGTGTATCCTAAATCTTGTGCAGTTTGATTTGGTTCAAAATAAAACCCTTCTAAAGAACATAGCTTATCTAAAGCATTTTCAATTCTACCGAGTTTAGTTTTTAAACGATCGTCAGAGAAAAATCCTGTAATGTTACCAGTGGCAGTAATCGCACCAGTAGTAGTAATAGCACCTGTGCTAACTGCAGCAAGTGTAGTGACTCCAGCAACACCCAATGTACCAGCAATAGTAGTATTACCAGTTGTATCAGCAACAACAAATCTATTGGTGTCCATTGTTAGACCACCATTAAGAGCAGTGGCACCAGCAACAGTCAATGTATTTGATGTACCAGAAACAGTAAGTGCTCTAACTGTTAAAGCGTCCAACTGCATAGTAGAGTTTGTTGCAATACTAATCTGTGGATTACCTGCAATACCATCACCATTGGTGATAGAAAGTCCGTTACCACCAACTGAGAATGATCGTTGAGTTGCAGAACCAGCACCCAAACGAACATAGAAACCAGTGGATAAAGCTGCTGCAATACCAGTTAGTTCGTTTGAGAATGGTTGAATATCAGTACCAATAACTAAACCTAAGTTTGTTCTAGCCTGAGTTGCAGTCGAAGCACCAGTACCACCATCAGCAAGTGCTAAGTCTGTGATACCAGTTATTGTACCACCAGTAATAGTTACGGCAGATGAGTTTTGAGTGGCAAGAGTTCCAAGACCAAGAGCAGTTCTTGCAGTAGCTACTGTAGTTGCACCAGTACCACCATTATTCACAGCAACAATGCCATCTACGTTAGTTGCATTACCAGTCACTGTACCAGTTAAGTTTCCTACTACGTTACCTGTTACATTACCAACTAAGTTTGCAGTGATAGTGTTTGCAGAGAAATTACCAGAAGTATTACGAGTAACTACTGTGGCAGTATCAGTAACGTGACTGTTAGATGTATTTAATCCATCAAGTAAGTCTGCGTCTAATCCTGATCCAGTACCATCAACAGTTTTAATTTTAGTTAATACATCTGCAGCAGTATAGTCTGTAGCAGTTAATTTGGTTCCAACCTCTGTATTTAAATTGGAAAAGTTAGCGTCTGCCTCTGCAATAGACAGTGGACTACCTTTTACCGATCTTAAAATAATATCTGCCATTAGTTTTCCTTATTAATCAAAGAGATTAGCAGGTGTTTAATCTCTGATAGTTCTGATTTAATTTCTTTGATTTCATCAGAATTTTGTTTAATTTGTTCACGCATTTGTTTCGATGCGTTTTTCTTATTCAAATAGTTCTGATACTCTGTATTATTAGTATTTATGATAGCTCCACTGGACAAGTCTCTGACCAGTGAATCGCTATCTTGTATCTTAACAACTTGCATTATGCGCAGGCAATTATACGTAGGTCTTTGATTCTTGGAACCTCAGAACTGTTGCTTGATTTTAATACCAACTTTATTTGAACTGCATCAAACGCTTGCATATTATTTTGAGAGTATGCAATGTCAAAGAATTTATCAGTACCATTACTTGCGTTTACAATTGGTGCATCAACAGTCATCAAACTATATGGAACAGATTCAAATGATGAGTTAGATCCAATAACCGCAGTTTTATAATAAACTTCTACACTTGCTTCTGCAGGAATATTTGCAGCAAAACGAACACGTAAGAAGCTACATGGCTGATCTACCTTAGCAAGATTAACTCTCTTAGTAACATACTTACTGTAAGTAGAACTCTCAAGTGGAGCGATCTCGTCAACAAATCTTTCACGTTGTGTCAAAGTTGCGTTACCACTAATAGCAGATGGAGCAGCAGAGAATGTAATAGAAGAACCATCAGCTGCAACAGCAGTAATTAGTCGTGTGCTAGTTCCAGAAGAAGCACCAGCGATCGTTAGATACTTACCAACAGTGGCAGTCAAGAATGCTGCATTTTGAGTAGAGGTAGTAATTGTGCTACCAGAAATTGTTACACCAGTTGCATTTGCTAATATAACATTATCATCTAAACCAGATACGTTTACATTAGTCTCAAGAGGTTTATTAACTTTGTTATTAACAAGAGCAAGGCTAGTTCTGTGAGTGTCAATAATTGGAGAAAGTGCGTCATTAGTAGTGCGCATTGTTACATTCATTGTAACAGATTTGTTACCACTTAATGAAGTAGTTTCATTGATCTCAGAAGCAACCATACGTGGTGCTGGGAAGTAATTACTTTCATTTGCAAGAACACCACTAAATGAACTATCAGCGACATAAGCAGTTTGTGTAGAAGAATCTACAGACTTACCAGTAGTAGTTTTTATTCCAAAATCGATTGGAGTTTCAGAGAATCGTTGAACTTGTACGAGTGGTTGTGCAGTGTCATACTGAATATTGCGAGTTGCACGAATTGTAGTTCCACCAGCATAACCTGACGCAGTAGATGCAGTGGCTACTGTAACGACATAACTGTCTAGGTCTACGTCAGAAATGTCATGAGTTGTATAAAGTTCTGTGGTTGGAATACCATTAACAGGTGATGTATGTTTAAACGCAGCACCAGTAAGTGCCACCGCACCATTAGAAGCTAAAGTTAAAGAAGTATTACTTGCTATTGATGCAACTTTACCAACAAATGTGCCAGCTGCATTGTAAATAATAGAACCAACGCTTAATTGAGATGTGAATGAGGTTCCAGTACCAGTAACACTAGTGCTAGAAATAGAAACACCAATAGTCCCTGTTCCAGTAACACCAGTTAAACGCTCTGTATTTGAGTCAGTAATAGTAACCTTAGAGCCACTCGGCATACCATGGTCACGATGCCACACACGAACTTTAGTAGAACCGCTGCGTGTCTCAAATGGATCACTGTCTAAACGCTGTAAAGGAACAGCATCGTTTACGTATTCTACGTTACCAACAACAGAAGTATCAAACTGAGCACGATAAATTGTAAATTTCAAATCTTGAGTTTGGTCAGCTGTCCATGTAGATGCGTTTTGCGACTTAAATAATGAACCAAGATAAGGTTGTTCAGAAATAGTACGAGCTGTTCCTGGCATCTGATCACCGACTTGAGAGATCCAAACTTTGTAGTTGTTAGAGTCAGAAGCCAATACGATAGCATACTCAGTATTCTCTTGTACATATACAGGAGATGTAAATGTAAATGTAGTAGCGGTATCATAACTATTAACTGCAACACCATCAAGATTAACAGTTGTAGAAGACAATCTAACTTGTTCTGGTTGTAGTGTAACTTTAGAGAATGGAAGAACACGTTTTCCTGGATATCCGTTAACAACCTCACGAATTTCTAATGTAACAGGAATCGCTGAATCTTTAGTCGCAAAGAAAATATCTACTTTGGATAAAAAAGCACCACCACGTTGTTCAATCAAGAATGTTTGAGCCAATGGATCGTACCAACCAGTATCTGATACAACACGTTCTGAAGTAGCGACAATAACACGATTTTGTGATAATTGTTCTTCAGCAAGTTCAGCATTACGAACTGCATGAACAGTTTGTTGACGAGTTTCTAGCACACCTTCTGCACGATAGCTCGCACGACCACGAGATGTAAAATCTCCAGTTGCAACAGAGTTATCAATTAACTTAAACTCACGAGTTCCAGTGCGGAAACGTAGTGCTTCATTATTAGGGATGTTAAACAATAACTGAAGGCTACCATTAAAGTTTGTTACTAAATTACCACCCAATGTTCCTGTAGTGACACTACCAAATGTTCCTGTGGCTAAAGACACAGATCCACTAATTGTTTCATTTGCTTGGAAAGTTCCGCTAATGTTTACAACATAAAGAGCAAAAGAAACTCTATCTGGATTGTATTCTTTACCAACGATAACTGCAGTGGCACCAGATGTTCCACCAGTAATAATATCTCCACGATTTAAACAAACTTGGGAGTCGCCAGCGATACGACGTGCTGTACCTGAAGCCAAACCACCCACGTTAGTGCTGTCGTCAAATGCATTATGTGTAGCAAGTCTTGCTGTAGCATTTGCTCCAGATGGTGTATAAACAATTCTAGAAGCTGGTGTACATTGAGCAGCAACTGAAATGTCATCGAAGTATGGATAGAAACGAGTTCCTGGTTTTAGTCCACGAACTTGAACAAGAATATTTCTTGAACGAATAAAGGGTATTACAGCTGTAGAAAGAACACGATCTCCAACAACTTGTCTATCGATCTGAGTCACTAAAGAAGTTCTAACACCAGTTCTAGCTAAACCAATTTGAGTTGCAACTGTAGCAGTTGTTACATCTCGAATCCATCCAGAATCTGCAGCACCACTAGATGCATGCTGTCTAGAACGATCAACAATATTTCTAGTTGAAGTTGTTAAAGCAACAGAAGACCCAGTCCACTGAGTCTGCCAAGCATTCCAAACTGTTCCAAGAACACCAGCTTTTTCAGCAATATTTTTAATAGTGTTAAAGTTACCTTCTACGTCTACCACTAATTCTGGGCGACGATCAACTTCAAACCAATCATCTGAAGATGGGTTGATTTTAACGTCACCCAAGAAAGTGAACACAGCGAATGGATTGATATTTTCTAAACGAGAGGCATACGCTTGAGTGATTAGTGGTAAATCTTGTAAAACAGGCAATGTAATTACATCACCATAAAGTTTATAGTTACCAGAAGCACGTTGAGTATTATTTGAATTTTTCTCAATCATGTTAATATTTTGCATTGAGTAGAATGGACGTAACTCTGCGTTTTCCATATCAATCGAGCAAATATAATCAGAAGAAGTTGTATCGCCAGTATTATGACCAGCAAAACCATCTACAATGAATCCATTTTTAAATCTTGTATCACCAACAGAATCAATAATTTCTAATGACTCTGTCTGTTGTTCTAATAGTGATAGTGATGTGTAATACTCAAGATTGTCAATACGTTTTTCAAGTTTACCAATGTCACGCATTGTATAACGCTTATTATCATTCTTACCAATTTGTACGTTAGTGCTACTTGTACCAAAAGTATATGGTTCTAAAGTTAAATTATAAAGAATTAAACCAAGAGCAGGATCTAATGGCTCTCCAGGGCTTAAAGATGACACCCCATCAATTGCAAAAAAGTTACCACCAAAATCGATAGCAATTTTTGTCTTGCGTGCTAGGTAATATGTAAAATCAGTTACAATATCAATACCACGTTTTGGTACTAATGAAACAGAAGATCCTGTGCTTGAGAATGCAGAGCCAGCGTCATTGATACGTGGACGGAAATCTATAGAATCACGTAAAGAGTTTCTTTGATATTGTGGAATTTCTTTGTAATCTACGTTTGCAGGATAAGAGTTTACTGTGAAGTAGTCACCAGTAGAATGAGAGAAGTAATCAAATGTTACTTCGATAGGTGCTACTGGCGGAGCAAAAGAATTTTTAAGAATTAATCTTGCTACATCATAGTGAGTTGCTCTTTGGCCAGTATCAAAATCATAACGATCGCTAATATCAATAGAATATGTAGCACCTGGAGAAGCAAATGTTCCAGACTTCATTTTTACGGACAAGACACGGTATCCATCTGCTTTACCGAGTAGAAGTTCACTTTTCTGTGCAGCAGCTGCAGTAGTAAATGTAACTGTGGCACCAGATTCTAGTGTTTTATCTTTTTCTGTTAGGACTGCACCGCTTTTATTAACAGCACCAATAACTAACATGTTTAGACCAGACAGAGAAGAATCTAATCCAAAAGTTACACCAGAACCAGATACTGTGATGCTAGTCGGTTGTACGATCGCACCACCACCAGCTGCATCGTTACGAACAACGATGTAGTTATCCGTTTCAGCAGCAGAAGCCATCGTTCCACTCGCAGTAGAAACAGTTAGCGTAGGCGAACCTGAAGTTGTGGCAGTTCCAGAGAATCTTTCATAAACAGTGTAGATTGTATCGTTTGTAAGTAAAGCAGAACGAACATCTTTAATAGCATAGTATGGAAGTGGGAAAATTAAGCTAGTGTTTTCTGGTTCAAGAATTGTGGTTGATACACGATCGTAAGCTGCGCCACTGATAGAAGACCCTGGACCAGCAGTAAGAGTCATTCCAATTTGAGAAGCAATACTTGCAATACGGTATGAAACACCATTTACTAGGATATAATCACCAGCAATAAAGTCTGTCTGGAACGAAGTACCAGCACCAGTAACTGCAGTAGTTGTGATGCTAACTGAACCTCTTAAACGAGTTGCAACTGGAAGAATATCTGCAGAGAAAGAAAGATTAGCGTCACTTGATACGTTAAAGAAAAATGATTTAACTTTACGAGCAAAGTCAACACCAGCATTTAGCTTGATATCGAATAAAGAAAGTTTGTATTGAGCAGCCTGAGTGCCAATTGTACCATTATGCCATTCCATTAAACGAACACGTGCAGTACCAAGTAAAGTAGCACTACTTGGAGCAGTTCCAACGGCAGATGTTACTCTATCGTATAACTGAACTTCACCAAATGTATCGACTGGTGGTAAACTATTTACGTTAGTGACTAGTACGTAGTTACCAACAGTAGCTGGAATAACTGCATTTTCTACTTGAACAAAATCACGAGATTTTTGTACAGGAACATATTCTGTAGATACTTTTTCAATTTCGTAACCTTGTACGTATGCCTTTCCTGGCTCTAAGCCAACAGCAAGTTTTGCTTCATTGGCTTGTTGAACTAATAAAGTATCGCTATTTCCTGGAGAGTAGATGCCACGATTGTAGACTGGTGCTTCGTTATATTCCCACTGAATACCTGTATTACCTGGACCGTCAAATACAGAACCAGATGTATGAACAGGCGCAGTGCTCGATGAAGCAGTGCCACTGTTTTTAGCTACGTATGTTTTACCATCATTGGTTACTACGTCGCCGATTAAATAAACTCTACCAGATGTCCAAGCACCACGATTATTACTGCGGTATTCACGAACATCAATTTCAAAGTTACGAACTGTATAATTGCCAGACTCATCATAAGTGCGACGAGCAAAAGTTTCTTCAAGAACTGCATATTCAGTTCTACGAACTTCTTTTTTAACTTGCCCATCACCAGTGCGAATTAACTCAATAAAGTCTGTATCTAAAACACTGTCGATTGCTAACTTAGTTAAAGTCGCTTGAATAAAATAACGATGCGCACCTGGAGCAGCAAAGTTAAATGAGTTTTGTGCATTGTCGAATAAAGATTCATCTTCTTCGGCAGTAATAATCTCTTCAGTTGCAACTAAACCAATACGATAAGATGGTGTATTAGAAAACTTATCTAAAATTATAGTCTGATCTTCTACAAGAACAAAGTGTCCTTTGATGTAATATACACCACGAGTAATAGTAGCTAAAGAACCTTTGCCTGTGGCAGATGTCGCTGCAGCTTGAACACTATAAGTGCTATCAACGTCTTCAATAACATCACCATCGGCAAATACACGAGTAGTATTATTATCTCCAGAGTTTTTATAACGAACATAAAGAGCAGATGGATCTGCGCCAGAAGACTTAGTGAAGAAGATAACTTCAGCTTGTAAACCAGAAGAGTTTTGAATCGTTAAACCCAAAAAGTTTTCAATAACAGTGTCAGTTAAAACACCGCCAAAAGTAGACTCTAATTGAACATAAGCAATATCGTTATCAATAGAAGTTTGTCCAGGAATAACCATGGAACCTTCTTTAAATACATGATCACCAAAACGAGAAATTTGATTCTGCAGAATAGTCTGCATTTGTGTCAGTTCTCTTGCTTGAACAGCGTATCCTGGACGATACAGAATTCGATAAAATTTATTATCTTCTGAGAAATCGTCGTAATATGGTTCAGTATTAAAATTGATTGTCATTCTTTAATCTTCTCTATGGTTAGTTCTGTTCTATTTATAATTAGAATCTGATAACAGTTCTAAGAGTAACAGTTTCATCTGCAGAAGGAGTGAATCCTGCTTTGTTATCAATAAACATCATTTGACCAGAATATTTATCAATGGTTGGATTACCAACAGACGAAGCTGTAAAAGTCTGTCCTCCATCATTCTCAAAAATATCGTTAATAATTGGAATATCATTATCCAATGACTGTAAAAGAGCACTTGAGGATGATGATGCAACCACACGATATCTACGTTCAAACGTATCACCATCAATAATTCTATTTAATGTAATATTTGTATCTCTTGGGAAGAAAGTAGTATTAATGTTACCTTCAACAATAAAACAACCCGAACCAAGACCACCTTGGAAACGAGTATCTAAACCGTATCCTCTTGGATTTTTAATAATACCCAATTGACGGTAATCGTTATTTACAGCAACACCTTGGTTTAAATCTGTTGATACGTTTGAGTAAAACATTAATGTTCTAGCAAACAATTCATCTGGAGCATTTTTACCATGTCCACCAAATGGAGCCATAATGGCACGTAGTTTTCCTGCTTTACCATTACCATCAATAACCACATTGGCAAACGTATAATTTTGTCCTGGATTGGTTATATTAATTTTAGTAATTCTACCAGTGGCACTGTCAATAGTTGATGTAGCAGTCGCCCCAGTTCCGTCACCTTGAATTTCAATATTAGCAACACCATAACCATAACCACCAGAAATAATCTTAATGGCATTAATAGTTCCACCAACAGTTAAAATTTCATTATTAGCTTGTAGTGATGCAATATTACCCACGTTAAGGTCTGGAACTAGTACTGCTCCAGTGCCATCTCCAGAAACTGCTATGGTAGCAGTACTATAACCAATACCAGAGTTTTCAACAGTAACACCTACGATCTGTCCATTTTCTAGAATTGGTAATAATTTAGCTTCAGATTTAGATGTTTGGAAGGCGACGACAGCACCGCTGGCTCCACTTTCATTAATAGAAATTGTTGGTGCAGCAGAATATCCAGCACCAAATCTACGAACAACAGTACCACTGGCTGGTTGTCCTGCATATGCTAATGTTGCAGTTCCATTAGTGGCAGATCCAGAAGTATGTGTTGGTGCAGTAGAACTAAAAGTTCCAGCAGCAGTTACTGTATACAGTCTAGTTGAAACATAATATTGTTGACCAATTAATACAGTGGCACCAGAAGTCCACGCAGAACCAAAATGCACATCTGGATCGCTGGTATAATTATCTCCTGGATTAGTAATGGTTACATAAAGAACAGTGCCTGTTTCAGTATTAATTTTTGCAGTACCAACCGCTGATGAACCACCGCCACCTGAAAATGTAACAACAGGTGCAGTAGTATATCCCGAACCACCTGTAACTAAATCTACCTCTCTAACTGCTCCTGTTAAAGTTACTGCACTAACAGCTTTTCTTGAATTATTAGAATATGTTAAACCAGTTGGAGTTCCTGCAGTAGTAACAATCGCTGAATCACCAGTTGTTTTTAAAGTAAATCCTGTTACAGAAGAACCGCTGCCAGTAATAGCAGAAACTTTATATGTAGTTGGGTTTGAATAACCAGTAATACTACCAGTACCACCAAATGTTCCAGAAATAGCAATTAAATCATTAACTGCTAAAGTAGTTGCAGTGCAAGTAAATTGCCCACCAGTACCAGAGATAACAACACCAGAAATAGTTGGTGCAGTTAGTGACACAGTACCCTTGGCTCTTGTGCCAACAAATCTTAATGCAGCTGTACCATTTTGAACAGTGCCCAATCTATGGCTTGGTGCAGTTGCTGATAATGTTCCTGGAGATACAACTTCATAAAAGTCAAAATCTGTATTAAAAATTCTTTGACTTAAAAATACACTAGAGTTTGAGGTAAACGCAGTCGCATCAGAAACTGGATCGCCAATAGTTAGTGTTGGTGTTGTGTATCCACTACCACCTGCGCTAACTGTAACAGCTGTTAAGAATGTTGGATCTTCAACTCTGAAACCATCACCATTGACAGTAATAGTTGCAGCTGAGTAACCAGTTCCTTTATTGTTAATGATAATGTTATCTAAAGTACCATTTGAATAAAACTGATTAGTTAAAGCAGAAATAACTGGAATCTGAGAGTCAGATAAAAATTTATTTCTTAAATTAATAGGTACGTTGTACATGTACTTCCAACGATATCCATCTGATGTTTCAATTGGATTAACAGAAGTACCAAGAGGTTTGACAGTAGACTGTGAATTGTTATTATTGTCAAGACATTTATAGACGTTAAAGTCTTCAGTCATAACATAAAACTGAGCATCTTCTAATTTGTCTACACCTGAGTTTGCAAGATTAAGAACTGCTCTTAAGTTGGCACCTGTGCCACCACCACCTGTAACAGCAACTGTAGGAGTAGAAGTATATCCAGAACCTCTAGACACTAAATCAACATCAACAATCTGTCCGTCAAAAATAGCTGCTGTAAAAACAGCACCTGTTCCACCACCCCCTGAAATGGTAATTGTTGGAACAGATGTATATGATGTTCCACCAGAAATAATATCAAGACCAAGAATTTCGTCGCAGTATTCATCATCATACATATCATAAACTAGTCCAGATACCCAGTTTCTTCTTGGAATAACAAAAGAAACATCAGTTGGACTAATTTGTTTTAATGTAATAATATCTGAACGAACTAATCGTTCATATGCATAACTATCTACAGGATAAGGAGGGTTTAGCTCATCACCCCAAGCCAAAGTTTTACCAAGAAAATAATAGTAATTAGAACTTCTAGTTACTACATCTCGGTATACACCCTCTGCCAATGACTTGTGCAGAATGGTTTTAATTAGAGAGGATGATGTCGCCATTTACGAACCCTAAACTTAAATTTTTAAATTAGCTTACTGTAACAACCCAAGTAATAGCAATGGTGTCGCCAGATGCTTTGTTAACAACTGGGAAAGTAGTACGGCAAAGCATAGTACCACCAGAAGAAGCGTTAAATACGCCAGCTTCAGTAATAGCACCATCACCAGTACCTGCTGGGAAAGTTGCGGTGTAAGTAATTGTGTTTGTAGAAACAACAGAACCTGACAGTGACACACGACCAGTTTGTGTTCCTAAAGCTGTATCAGAAGCACCTGGAGTTGATGTACCAGTACCAATAGCCATGTGAGTCATAGCTGCAGGTGAGTTTGTTGTTGCTGCAATTTTA